CCATTGCGTTATTCGTAATCCTGTGGTGTTTGTTAAAGGCGGTAAGAGCCTCTACGGGGCTTACGAAGGTTACGAACCTCACTTGACGTTTTCCGACACGCTTGCGCGTTTCCTGAGCAATCATGCCGTCGATGCTTCTCACATGCTTCCAAAACTGACTTTCTTTTTTGGCGTTTTCGTACCGGCCTTTGACGCTGCTTACGTAGGCCTGATAAATACCGTTCTTTGGCTCCTCACTGGCGAACTCCAGCACATCTCCGTTTGACTTTTGCTCTCTAAACTCTCCTGAGCCGATACAGTCCATTAGCCACTGATCTACGGAGTCTAAGCTGTGGAGTTTTTGCTCATCTAAAGCGTTAGTCTGCGGGGCCACTCTGACATCAACGGTGTTCAGGTCGAAATGTTTAAAGTAATACAACATCGCTTCGGCGCCCCCGCGATCGTACCACCTTCTCAACGCGCCAAAGTACTTGGCGTCTTGCTGGCGTGCGTCACTCACATCGAAAATGGCGAAACGCCTTTCGTCCAACGATGCTGGTACAACCCATTCCTCGTTGCTGCTAAACAAAATTCTTGTGTAGTTATTGCTGCTGTAGCTGTCCATACCTTTTCGTTCGACGGTTATGCGGCTGTTTGTCAGTAAATCCTTTAGCGCCCCCTCGGCGGCCTTATTGCGCGCCCAATAGGCCTCATCACACTGCAGTAACAGCGTGTCCTCTAGATGTCTGTTAAATTTCCCTGTTACATGCTCGGCTTTACTTACGATCCTGTGGTGAGCCTTGCAGAGTCCACCTACCAGCTCGCCAAAAAAGGTTTTACCGCTACCCTTGGACCCTCGCAGCACTAAACCCACACCGACTTTGCTGAGGGGTTTTTGAACCATTTGCGCGACCCATGCCAAAATATATTGCGCGTGGTCCTCGTTACCGCTCGCGACTACGTGGGTAACGAAATCCGTGAACGGAGTTACGTCCCCCTCGACCGCTTTGTACGACCAACCGCGCCACAGGTTGTAGCGTTGCAACAACTGTGAATCAGGACTAAAACAAATCCCAGCGGCGTAGGTTCTTCTATCGCTGTGCTCGAGCCACAAATCTACCAGGTTTACCATCCTGGGTTTGTCACTGCCGTGATCTAATACTTTTCTGTTTGCGTATTCTTTTTTAAGGTCGTCCGTCTTATATAGAACCACCTGGTCTGAATTCAATTCCTCTCTTAAAACCCTAGCAGAGCCCTCAACCTGGACAAACGCCCAACGCTCTAACATCGTGGGCAGTTCATCAGACAAGACCTCGACGGCTTCGGACTTTTTCAACTCGAACTTAAGGGAGGCCATCGTGACGCTCGCCCCTGCATAATCGCCGAAACTTTCCCACTTGCGCTCGCAAGACCCGTCAATGTATTTGCTGCTTTCTGAGGACCACTGCGCCCACAAATCTAACCCATCGATCTCACCTCCGAATTGATGGTGCAGCCCCATGCCCACTTTCACCCAATCATCATAGTGCAAGTCTTCGTTAGCATAGCCGACCAAAATCTCGTTAATCTCTTCAGCGTCTATATCTAGTGGCGCTTTAAAGTTTAGTAGTGCGTCTTTCTCAGCGTTCTGTTCCTGCGTTCCTGGCTTTACTTTTTTCCACCCGAGCTCCAGGGCTATTGACTCGAAATGCTCAATAAACTTTGTAGCCATTTCCGCAGTGAGCTCTGGCAAATCTTCGTGAAAAACGTCGGCAATGCTTGGCCCCGCCACCCACTCATATTCTTTTAGCGTTTTCGGATGTACACCAAACGCAACCCATTGCTGCCCGTCGCCTAAAATTTCGACGCAGTGCTTTTTGCCATCCTGCGACTCAAACTCAGATGAGCGCATTTTTTTAAACTTCTCAACATTGCGAAAGGGAGCAATGCATTTTGGGTTTTCACCGATCCGAACCGGCCCTAGCCCTATGTTATTTTTCAGCCAATGTAATAAACGGTTGTTAACTGACTTATCTAGGCAATCGATATCGACGGCGCTGGTGGACTTCGCCAAAATGCCAATGCCAAACTGCGGCATTTCTTCAATCCATTTCGTTACTAGCTCGGGAGAGCTTTTTATATTCTGCCAACCGTTCCCAGGTGGACGCTTTTTCCCTGTTAAAATGGGAATAATTTCATAGCCCCGCTCGACCAGGCGGTGCCCGTATTGATCTATCATCGTGTCCCCTTATTTTTTTTACTGTAGCTCGGCAGCTTTAGCGTCCGCCCATCTCTCTAAGCGTCGCAAGAGCTCGCAAGCGTGGTAAGTCCCTTCCTGCAAAAGCTCCGACAGGCTGTACGCAACCCACCGCAACGCTAAAAAGAATAGACATCTCATCGCTCTATCAGCTCTAACGTTTCCTGCAAGAGGCGTGGGCACAACATTTTCCAAGTGACTTTATTTTTTGTGATGAGCTCAAGCTGAACTGCACGGTTCGCAGGGACTTCGCCTTTGCTGCGCCATGCCGCCACGTTTTGTTTTTCAAGATCAAGCATCAGCGCAAGCTGCCTGTCGCTTCGCAGCCTTCTGATTTGCTTTACCTGATCAAGAGCCCTGTTGACTTGATCGGTGTTGTTTTCTGCATCCATTTCAATTCCCTAAAAAAGTGACAAATAAATTTGCATTACTTGGTTGTCGTGGATAATGATACAAGTCTAAGTTGTAATGCAAATTTTAAAGTAAAAAGAATGAAACAAGAAAACTTGCCGCTTGAATCAACGCACGCTGAACTGTCAGCGAGCTCCTCGCATCGATGGATTAGTTGTCCAGCGAGCGTATCGGCAAGCAGGGGCTTGGCAGATAAAGCCAGCGAAGCGGCGTTAGAGGGCACTGCTGCGCATGAACTAGCAGAAGAATGTTTGCGGTCTGAAGAGCAAGCAAAAGATTATGTTGGGCAGTCATTTAACGATCATGTTGTCGATGATGACATGGCTGGGTTTGTGCAAGTTTATATCGACTACTGTAGGTCCGTCGCAAGCAGTCAAACCTACATTGAGGCCAAACTCGATTATTCGATCTGGGCTGATGGTGGCTACGGAACGGCAGACTTCATCTCGATCGCCGCTGGCGAAGCTTATGTCGTGGACCTGAAATACGGGCGAATGCCGGTCGAAGCAAACGGGTCACAACTTAAATGCTATGCGCTTGGCGTGCTCAACGCTTACGGCTTTGACGCACAGATTGACACAGTGCATATGGTCATTGTCCAACCCAGGCTTGGGCAGATCGATGTTCACACAATGCGCCACACAGAGCTTTTAACCTGGGGTAGAGATGTGCTCATGCCAGCGGCTCAAGCAGCGTTGGGTACGAACCCCAGTTACAACCCAGGCGAAAATCAATGTCGTTTTTGCAAGGCTGCGCCAACCTGCAAGCCCTTAGCCGAACACGTTTTAAAAAACCTCTCTTCAGACTTCGACGATCTAACGGTTTCACCCCCAGACGCGGACAAACTGACAGCCGCAGACATCGCAAAAGTTTTACCACACATCAATCTCATCAAAGCATGGTGCGAAAAGGTTGCGGTAAAGGCACAAGACTTAGCCAGTGAGGGCTATCCAATAGAGGGCTACAAGTTAGTTCGCTCTAAAACAAATCGCCGGTGGTCGAACGAGCAGGAAGCGTTACAGCTTATGCAGCGACTGACTAACGAAACGGTGGTGTCGAATAAATTAATTTCACCTACTCAGGCAATAAAAATCCTGGGTGTTGAGAGCGATGAGCTCAAAAAGCTCATTTTAAAACCGGAAGGGCGACCAACTCTGGTCCCAGTTTCTGATCGAAGAGCTGAGATAAATGCGTTGGAAGGTTTCCAAGTTATAGAAAAGTAAAAGGAAAGAAAATGAACGATATAGTTATTAAAAACGCACGACTAAGCTTCCCAAGTCTTTGGGCGCCCTCCGCGTATGACTCTAATGCAGTGAAAAAATATTCGGCGATATTGCTGTTAGACAAGAAAGACGACGCTGCTGCGATAGCCACGCTAAAGCAGCTAACTAAGGCTTTGGCGAAAGAGAAGTGGCCCCAGGCGCAGTTGCCTAAAAAGTTTCATTGGTGTTTGCAGGATGGTGATGAGGCCGATCGCGCAGAATACGAAGGTAAAATCTTAGTTAAGGCGAACAACAAAAAACGAGTGCCAATAATAGACAAAGACTTGTCTTTGCTAGTTGAAGAAGACGGCAGACCTTATCCCGGTTGCTACGTTAACGCAAAAGTAAGGTTCTACGCTTGGGCCAATGGCACATCTTTCAATGGCGTGCTTTGCTCGTTGGAGGCAATTCAGTTTGCAAAAGACGGCGATAGCTTCTCAGGTGGAGGCAATGCGTTAGACGGTTTTAGCGCAATCGACGGCGAGATTGCCGCAGACGTTGAAGCAGAGGCAGAGGAGTTTCTGGCTTGATTGTAAGCCTCGACTTTGAGACCTATAGCGAGTGCGACATCAGAACTGCGGGTGCGTGGGCATATGCCGACCACCCCAGCACCGAGGTGCTGTGCCTAGCTTGGTCGGTGAACGATGAGCCCCCTGTTATCTGGACCCCCAATATGCCTGCGCCGGTCGAGCTGTTCCGCCTGATCGAGCGCGGCGCCGAGGTGTGGGCCTGGAACAGCTTCTTTGAGCTGGCTGTTTGGCAGAGGGTACTGATGTGGCCCACGATACCGATAAGCCAGTGGAACGATACAGCAGCGTTGTCTGCGGCGCAGGCTTACCCTCGCGCCCTTGGACGGTGCGGAGAATTCATGAACATAACCGGCGACGCTGTTAAGGACAAGCGCGGCAAATACCTTATTCAGAGATTATGCAAGCCCTATCGTGGCGAGCGCGTGCGAGACCCTGAGCTTCTTTCGGAGCTGTACGATTACTGCCTCCAGGATGTGATAGCCGAGAGGGCGATACGGAAAAATCTACGCCCCCTCCACCCCAACGAGCGGGGTGTGTGGGAGGCTGACCAGCGCATGAACCTGCGCGGTGTGAAGCTGGACGCCGATAACTGCGAGCACGCAATTGAGATTATCAAGCAGGTAGAGGTCAAGTTAAACCAAGAGGTTTTTGAGCTCACAGACGGCGAGCTTGCCTCAACGGCGTCGAGGGCCAAGTCATTGTCCTGGATCAACCGTCAGGGTCTGGCAATGGACAGCTACGATAAAGCCAGTGTGACATGTGCGCTTGAGGGCGTGTGCCCACCAAACGTGTATCGCTTTTTGCAGATACGTCAGGCGCTGTCGAAGTCCAGCACCAAGAAGTTCCAAGCGATGCTGGCCTGCTTGGGCCGGGATGGCCGCGCCCATGGCACGGGCATGTATCACGGGGCGGCGACAGGGCGCTGGTCTGGGAGACACTTCCAGCCCCAGAACCTCCCGCGCCCCATCGTCGATGATGTTGACCCCATTATCGATGCACTGCGGTACCGCTGCCCGGATCAGCTCCCGGGAGAGCCGATGGCTGTTCTGGCCTCATGCCTGCGCGGGATGCTGATCGCCAGCAAGGGACGCAGGCTGATCGTCTCCGACTACTCGGCCATCGAAGCGCGTGTGATTGCGTGGTTGGCCGGTCACGACACAGTATTGCAGTCGTTTCGTGACGGCCTTGATCTGTACAAGGTCACAGCGTCAGAGATGTACGGAATTGCGTACAGCGACGTGGACAAAGACCAACGGTTTCGCGGCAAGGTCGCCAGCTTGGCACTTTCCTACCAGGGTGGGTCTAGAGCATTTACAAAAATGGCGCAAAATTATGGCACTGATGTCGATGATGCCACGGCGCTTAAGATTCGAGACGACTGGCGATCAGCCAACCGACCAATTGTGAAGCTGTGGCACGAGGTTGAACGCGCCGCGTACAACGCCATCCAGAACGGTAGGCGTGAGGAGACCAGGGCAGGCGACTTCATGATGGTCAAGGGCGACCTGCTGTTCAAGCTGCCGTCTGGCCGGTGCCTCTCGTTCCCTCGGGCGGCTTTGATCAACAGCAAGATCACCTACCAAGGTATGAACAATTTCACACACAAGTGGGGAACCATTGAGACATACGGCGGCTCACTGGTGCAGTCGATAACGCAGGCAGTGGCCAGGGATCTGCTGGCGCACGCGCTGCTGAAGCTCGACGCCGCTGGCTACGACCCCATCATGACAGTTCATGATGAGATTGTTGCTGACACGAAGATAGGCCACGGCTCTCTCGACGAGTTCAACACA